CTAGTTCCCTCTTCCACGAGCGTCTTTATCTTCACCGAGCCACACGAGACGGTCAATGTCAGCGCGACTAATTCCCATGTCGTTAAGCTCCCGGTCGGTCAGCTTATTCAACTGCTTAATAGCCTTACGGTGTTCCCGCCAAGTAGCTAGGTAGTTGATGTATCTCCAGAACCAAGTCACCGATTATCTCCTTTCAGTAGTTACCACAAGCACACTCGGATTCACTCCAAGCGTTGCACATGCAGGATGGGGTAATTTCCCCTGTTTCAGTGTTCAAATCATACGTTGCCAAGGTGGCTCCACCCGCATCATCTATGATCAAATCTACCTTGTTGGTATCCTTACTCTCAAGCCTAAGCCTGTACCAACCGTAGCGAGGGTCTAGGTCGTAGTCGTAATGTAGTTTCATTTGACCATCTTCACGTTCATTACATTCACCGATTATCTCCTGATCCTTTTAAGACGCCCCGGCTCTGGCGGTCGTTCAGCTTGTCTAGGTTCATCTTAGCAACAGCTTCCAAGTTTGACCCATACAGGTTTGACAAGGCAGCTACATAGAAAAGTACGTCTCCAAGCTCTCGTTGAATTTCCTCGGAGGTGACCTTGGCGTTGTCACGGAATTGCTTCTTTGCTTTTTCAGCAACCTCCCCTGCCTCTCCACAAAGGCCAAGAAGGTTTTCTACAAAACGCTCATGTCCTTCCAAGACAACTTTACCTTCTACCCATTCACTGTACTGTTTCATATCAAGCATACTTTTTCCTTTCAGTCGCTTAGAAGTCTTCCACAAAATTCTGTCGGTCCCTCATGGTCATAGTCAAACAGGTACCAACAACAGTTGTCCTTACCGACGCTTTTACTGCCCTCGATCCACTTGACCCTGCCGACAGAGACGACCTTCTTACAGTAGGTCATGTACATTGCTGACTGCTTAGTGTGCATCCAATCAGCATCAAACAGAAGCCAAGTAGGCATCTGAGGTATGTACCACTCTATAAACTCATGCAGGAACTTCCTTTCCCACGGGGGGTTGGTTATACAGAAGTCTACTCGGATGTCTGTGAACAACAGAGATAGAGCATCTTTCCTCTTTATCGGGGAGTCTGATAAATTAGACCCCGCAGGTTCAATATCTGAGGCGAAGCCACAAACGCCATGACCCTCGGTCAGATCCCTGATATGCTTGATCAACCTCCCATCCCCAGCGCACGGTTCTACGAACATGAACTCTCTCATGGGCAGGTGGTCGATCAGAGGCTCAACCGCTTTTAGGGGTGTCGGATAGAAGTCTCGTTCTACCCTAGCAAAGTCGCTTCGCTTTCCCATACTACACTTCCTCGGTCAGAAGACTGAGCAGACTTCCGAGAACTCCAGAGATTATCCACAGCTTCCATGTGATCCACAAACTAAGGATCAGATGTAGGACAACAACCAACTCAATCATTGTCCAGCTCTTCGATCATACGGTTTAGATACCACTGCGCCTTCTTGAGATCCTCCACAGGCTTACCCTTATAGCGGTAGCGGTGGAGGTATTTTTTTGTGTTGCCCTCCAGATACCCAACGAACATCATAGGGTCCATGTTGTCCTTCATATAGTCTATGCACTCGATTTGACTGTCTGCATAGTGTGCGGGTTTGTTGACGTTATCCACCATAAGACTTCTCCAGTTGATCTAGGCTTACGAACTGAGGCTCAAACATGCCACTGTCACAGTCCTTAAGAAGCACTACCCCGTGCCACCAGTCTCTGTTTGCTTGTCCTGCCCAATGCTCTTCGTGTCCCTTGTAGCAGCCAACCACCAAGCCAATGCTACCTGCGTTATCCTTAAAGTACACATCGCGCTTATGGCTGTGACCGCATATAGAGCTGTTGTGACGGTTGTTGATGACGGAGTAGGCATGATGAATACCAGAAGTAGCAGAGCCATAGTTGCCGCTACTGAAGTAGTGAGCGAAGTCCACACCACAGTAACTGGCAATCCCCGGCCCTGAGTTTTCATATTCGTGGTATTCGTCAAACCAATAGTCTGTTTGAAGATGTTTGAAGGATACCCCGTAGCCCTGTCCCGTCCTGTCTTCACTTCTTGGGTCCTCGCTTATGGCCTTTTTGATCCGATGCTCGTGGTTTCCCTCGAAACCTACCCACTTCAACTTCTTCTTCTTTAGGCGCTTGTAGGGCTGTCTGAGCCGCTCCTGAGCGTCGTTGTAGTGGTTGATGTCGTCGCCGTAGTTCTGCATCACCACAGCTTTAGGATACCGCGTGTCGTAGGAGTTTAGGCTTGCCATATCGGCACCGTCTCCAAGGTCTACAACAACATCGGGTTTCAGGTCTGCGATGAAGTTGCCTAGCCAGTCGAACCTTTCATTTCCCACGGAGGGGTCTGTATGGGCGCAACTGAAAACAAGGATGTCTTTACTCATCTTGCACCTCCCGGTCTTGCAACTCTGCTGATACAAGGAACAACAGCTCTTTCAGTTTGTCGGTAGCCATATTGCTAATTTTGATCTCTGACATCTTCTATCCTCATCTTAACTTTAGGTTCTGTCAACCAGACCTCTGGTATTTCCTTGCTGGCGCAAATGAACCCGTGACGCTGACACCAAATCTTATAGGTTGTTTTGCTCCTCTTGTCAAGTTTACTATTCTCGTTAGAGAACACAAACCTGATGTCGAGAGAGGGATACTGTTCCTTTATTTTCAGGTGCTTTCGTCTATCAGCAGCAGTGAACCTGCCCTTAGTTTCTACGATGATCCCGTTCTCTAGCACAAAGTCGGGAGTGTAGCTCCTGAGCTGATAGTCCTCCCATTTTATCTTGTGCTTCTCGTATTCGTACTTGACCCCTTTCTCGTCCAGATATTTGCATGTGTCCGCCTCTAAACCAGACCTTACGCCGTACTTAAGCAGTAGCCCCTTCCTAACGCTCATCAGGAGGCACCCACATCTCGTTGTCTTCTCTACGCAGCCATAAGAGGCGAGCATTTTCTATCAGGGCTTCAGTGTCACCCTTGTAGGCTTCTAGGGCCTTGCGATAGTACTCTGCCTCTCCTACGCAGCCTTCGTAGATTGCCTCTGCCTTTTTAGGACCGATGCCTTTTACGCCGGGGATGTTGTCGGCGGTGTCTCCTGTTAGCAACTGCATATAGAAGAACCTGTTACCTTGAGACTTGTTTACCGTCTTCCACGTTTTCTTTATGAAGTTGTAGTGAACGGCAGGTACTTGCAGGAAGTCTTTGTCGATAGAGGCTATGACCACCTTGCCTTCCATAGCTGTTGCCTTCTTAGCTATAACATCATCTGCTTCTTCTCCCTCAGAAACCTCAGCTTTCCAAACATCGACAAAGTGCTGCCGTATTGGGTTGAGGTGGTCTGGCTTGGGTTTCCTGTGGCCCTTGTAGACTTTGATTGTTGCTACGCTATGCCTGAAGTTGTTTGACCCTGTGAGATACACAAACGCATTGTGACCCAAGATGATGTCATCAGGGAAAATGCAGTCGTAGAATACGCCGGAGAGTAATTCCCCAGCGTACTCCACAGCGTATTCTACAGGCTCGTTCTCGCAGGCGTAGGACGCTCGGTATGCTACGATGTCCCCGTCTACCAGAACCGTCGTCATAGCGTCTCAGCCCTATATATCTCCCCTGCGGGTGTAGACATCTCAAGCAGGTCTACATATTCAAAACCACAAGCCTTTACAAAGCGAAGCATGTTATACGACAGCTCGTAAAGATCGGCAGCTTTAAAACATAGAGAGACCTTTGCGCCATCGTTGTTGGTGTACTTAAACTCGTACATCTCTACAAACTTGTCTTCCATCAGAAACCCCCAAGACCTGTGTTGTCTGGCACATACTCTACGTGTTCAAGAATTTTGACCGCGTGAAGTGTCACGATCTTACCTTCCCAGACGTCCAAGCGGACCTTAACACGAGACCCGTTGCCAACAAGGGTTTCCTCGTCCCAAGGCTTGTTTTCAGCATCCAAGACAACAGGCGGACCCATCGTCAGACCTTCGCCTCGGTTAATGCGCGGGTTGAAGTGTGGGCGCTTGCACTTGTAGTAGGCGTTACCTTCGCTGTCCTCTTTGAAGAGCTGTCCAACCATGCCCTTGTCTGGAACACCTTTGTCGATCATCTCTATCTTGGTATCTAAGTCAATACCTACGTTCATCACGTAGTGACCTTGCTCAGTCTGGATTTTGTCCTTCTGATCTCCGTCCATCAGGTTATCACCCATGTCCCGGTTTGCCTCGAAAATTTTGGCGAACTTTGCGGTGCCTTCGAAGTCTACATAAGCCATTTGTTGCTCCTTAGTGTATTTCAGAGTAGTTGTTGCCGAACTCCGGCGTTGTGGATAGCTGCACATTTAAGCCCAGCTTCTTGTTTGTTTTGTCCATAGCCTGTTTTATGAGACTAGATACATCTTCTTCCTCTCCATCTTTGACAAGGAATATAGCCTCATCGTGAAACTGACCAATCGCCTTTAGCCCTGCTCCCCGACAGTAGCACAACCAAGTGTCGAAGCAGAAAACCCCTGTGCCTTGGTTCAGGGTCGAGAACTTGTCCTTCTCGTGTCGCAGCGAGTACCAGAACTTACTGACCGGGTTGAACAGCCACATCTGACCGTCTCTGGTCTTCTTAGTCCTGACAGCCCTAGCGATAGCCTCCAGCGACCAGTTCCTACTCCAGAAAGCATCCAGAAGGTTCTCTGCATCCTTGACGCTAAACCCACCCCGACGAGAGAGACCCAAAGGTTTGATGCCGTAGGTTGCGGAGTAGTTCGTTACTTTGTACGCCTTTCGTAGGTCTGTAAGATCGTATTCCCCTTTCACATACCTGTCGATCTCGTCCTGTGTGACTGCCCCGGCAAACTTGGCAAGGTCTAAGTGAGGATCAAAACCCTTGACCTGTTGAGCCTTGGCATACTCTTCGTCGTGGTCCCACATGTAGTGCAGCTTCGTGTTGTTCTCTAAACTGTCCATGTCAGACCCACAAAGCACATGTCCTTCGGGCGCTACCAGAAGTCCCCTGATCTCTTTGCCGTACTCCTTGTGGATACCCGGCAGGTTTACCAGAGGCTTGACATGCTTGAACCTTAGCGTGTTAGTCAGCCCATGAGAACCAGCATACACAAAGCCTTCCTGATCGACGCTGTCCAACATGCCTTTGACGATAGCCTTGCGGTGCTGGACGACAGACAGACCTGCC